GTGGAGCTATAACTTATAGAAGAGTTACGACAGGAATATATAACCCTACAACTGGTTCAATGAGTGAAGTCAAAACAGATGTCAACATAAAGGGTGTCGTGAGCAACGTAACGAGGTCTGAGGTTAATGACCTAGTTTCTAGTCAAGATAAACGACTCACTATATCTGCTGGAGATATAACTTTTACTCCAACAACATTTGATCGAGTAGTCATCAGCGGGACAGAATATAAAGTAATTCAAATCAATACAAATGAACAAGGTAACACAGCTATAAGCTTCGACATTTTTTTGAGGTAGGCATGACAAGAAAAATATCAATTACTGAAATTCCAGATGTTATGGAAGATGCTGTAGTATTTCTTGTTGCAGCTACTACTTTGGAGTGGACAGCAAGGGTTAAGAAGGCTACTCCAGTTAGAGTTGTTTATAAAGGGGAGCCAAAAGGAGGAGGGCAACTAAGAAACGCGTGGCAGACGGATATAAAGCCAACAACAGGAACTATCACTAATAATTTACCCTATGCTGAACCTGTTTGTTTTGGTGAAAACTTACCACCATCATGGGATAACCAATATCGCACAAGACAAAACACACAAGCTGGATTTCCAGAACTGATTGGGAAAGAATTACAAAAGTGGGCCTTAGAAGAATATGAAAGAATTAAAAGGAGGTTATGATGGCAGCTATAAATTTAAATACAGTCAGGTCAACTATTGAAACAAGAACTAGGGATGAATTTAATGACAAAAGACCCATCCCAGTTGTTTTTAATAACATTCCCTTTGATGCTTCAAATGTAGATACTTTTATTCAATGTAATGTCAGCTTTGGTAGTAGTTCTTATGAAACGCAAGGTTCTAGTACAAATGCCGCAAACCTATTAACTGGCTTAGTTCTTTTAAATGTATTTACAAAACAAGGTGTTGGATCTGGAGATAATTTTACAATTTGCAAAAGGATTAGAGACTTATACAATAGAATTACGGTGTCCAGTGTTATTTTTGATGCTCCAATCGGTCCTGAGATACTTACCTCAAGTCCAGAAGGGAAATTTCAAACACAAATAAGAGTGACATTTTCAATTTATGAGGATCTTTAATTATGGCAAAACTTGAAATAACAGAAGAAATGTTAGACGCTATTGAACATATTAAAGGCAGAAGAGAGGCAGCGTATTGGGACCCTGAGTGTAGAAAATATTATGAGAGTCAACAACTTTCCAAAAAAGATGTAAAAAACTCTGAAAAGAGTTAATATATTTATAAATATTTCTTTTTTTTGTCATGGCAGCTATTAAAGGTGATGTAGGCAAGGTTATGTTCAACAATGCGGCTGGCACTGAAGCCGATATATCAGGAACAAGATCTTGGTCTTTATCAGTTTCAAAAGATACCTTAGAAACTACAGTTCAAGGAAACACATCAAAGACTTTTATTGGTGGTCTTATTTCTGGTGAAGGATCAGCAGAATTAATTTATGACCCTAGTGGTAACTCAGATTATCAAGCTTTTATTGATGATGTTCTTGTAACTGGTGACGCTGGTGACGCATTATTTGAACTATTCCCTGATTCAGCCACAGCCGCAAAAAAATTAAGTTTTTCTGGAATAATTACAAGTGCTGAATATGGAGCAACACTTGGAGAAACACAGTTGATAAATATTTCGTTTATAACAACTGGTGCAATAACTTCAGCTATATAGTAAATTTAAAATACTTCGCATTTAATTTATGGCAGAAAAAAGAACCCTCGACCTTTTAAAGGCATCATTTGATCTTTCTAAAAGGCGTAAATTTGACGTTAAAGATAATGACGGCAATGTTGTTGTCAGTTTATATTTTAAAGCTATTACAAGGGCAGATAGAGCTAGAGCAACAGAAAGGGCTGGCAGTGACGATCCTTTAATTGTTTCTACCCATATGCTTTGTCAGTTAGCAGAAAGAGAAGATGGAAGTAAGGCATTTCATCCAGCCGATTTTGCAAACTTGCAGAATGAACTTCCAGAAAATGTACTAAATGAAATCGAATTATTTTTGTTTGGTGTAAATCAAAACGCAACTATTGATAACGCAAAGGAATCCTAAAGGGGGACAACTGGTTAAATTTTGAGTTTTTCCTTGCAACAGAATTAGGCAAAACAGTAAGCGAGTTAAGGACCCAACTCAGTCAGGAAGAGTTGGTATTTTTTGCTGGTTATTATGAATTAAAACGCGAGAGAGAAAAGAAAGAGATAGATGCAATCAAACGCAAATCAAGATATAGTTAAAGGAGTTATTGTTAAGTCGTGGCAGTTTCAAACGTA